ATTATGAAAAAAAAAAAAAAAAGAATGAAAAAAAAAAAAAAAAAAAAAAAAAAAAAAAAAAAAATAAAAAAAAAAAAAAAAAATTAAAAAAAAAAAAAAAATTTTTAATAAAATAAAAAAAAAAAATGATAAAATAAAAACAAAAATAATAAAATAAATAATTAGTTATGAAATATCTAATTATTGTTGAATCACCTGCAAAGGCACGCAAAATTGAAAAAATTTTAAAAAATTTTAATGGAAATAGTTATATAGTAAAATCTTCATTTGGACACATACGTGATTTAGAAAAAAAAAAATTAGGAGTAGATGTAGATAATAATTTTGCACCAACTTATAAGATTACAAATAATAAAATAGTTAAAGAGTTAAAAAAATATAAATCATCAGTTGATAAAGTTATAATTGCATCAGATGAGGACAGAGAGGGAGAGGCAATTGGATGGCATTTATGTAAAGTATTGGAATTAGATGTTAAGAGCACAGAGAGGATAACATTTAATGAAATTACAAAAAAGGCAATTCAGGACGCGGTTATTAAACCTAGAGTTTTAGATATGAATATGGTAAATGCACAACAAGCTCGAAGAGTATTAGATAGATTAGTAGGTTTTTCCTTATCACCTTTATTATGGAAATCAATTGGTCCTTCATTGTCTGCAGGGAGAGTGCAATCAATTGTATTAAAATTAGTTGTTGAAAAGGAAGATATTATTAATAAATTTAAAGAATCAAAAGCCGAGACATATTATTATATTAGTGGATTATTTGATAAAAAATTAAAGGGAGAATTGAATAGTAATTTAGAAAATAGTGATAATGTCAAATTTTTAAAAGATTGTAAGGTATCTACCTATAACATTCAAAATATCCAGTTAAAAATAATTAAAAAGAACCCACCACCACCTTATACTACCAGTACATTACAACAGGATGTATGTTCTAAGTTAAATATAAGTTCAAAAATGGTAATGAGTTTGGCACAAAAATTATATGAGTGTGGTCATATAACATATCATAGAACAGATTCCACAATGTTATCAGAGTATATACAAACAGAGTTAAAAACATTTATTGAGGAAGAATATTCAGATAAGTATTATCGGTTTAGACAATATAAGAAGAAAGTAAAAAATTCTCAAGAAGCGCATGAGGCAATTAGACCAACTAAGATTAATATTTATGGTGTAGAAGATAAACTCCAAAATAAATTGTACAAGTTAATTTGGAAAAGGACAGTTGCATCTCAGATGTCAGATGCGGAGTATTATTCTCAGAGTTATGAGATCACAATAAGTGAAAGGAAAGAAATTTTCACAGGCAAACAGGAATTATTAAAATTTGAAGGATATTTAAAAATATATGGACAGAAACCAGTTGATATAGAGAGCAATAGATTAAATAAGAATAACAATGATAAAATTAAATATAATAAGATAACATGTGATCAGAAATATAAGCAACCTCCGGTAAGATATTCAGAAGGTTCAATGATAAAAAATTTAGAAAAGTTGGGAATAGGAAGACCATCAACATATGCATCAGTAATAAATACTATAATAAGTAGAAAATATGCAGAGATAAGATCAATAAAGGGTGAGAAGAAGGGGGTTATTAATTATAAATTAGAGAAAAATAAAATAACAAAAAAGAAAACAACTTTTTCATTTAATAGCGAAAAGAAAAAGATGATACCAACACAGATAGGAATAGATGTATGTAAATATTTATTAACAAATTTCAAGGAACTAATGGATTATACATTCACATCGAGAATGGAAGATAAGTTAGATAATATATCAAATGGAAAAGATAAGTGGACAGATGTAGTGGGAACATATTATAATCCGATGAATATAATAATAAAAAAAATATTAAAGAATGCAAAAAATAATTTTAACAAACAGATTCTGCATACAGATGATTATAAAATTATTGATGGAAAGTACGGACCGATGTTAATATATGGTGGTAAGAGAATTGGGATTCCGAAGAGTATAAATGTGCAGAATATAGATGAAAAAACAGTGAAGGAGTTGTTATTATATCCAAAATTACTAGGTGAATATAAAGAAAAAGATATTATAGTCCATATGGGTGGTAATGGTAGATATATCAAATATAATAATAAAGGAGAAAATATAGTAATGAATCTTGAAAAGATGGGAGATATAACATTAGAAAAGATAGTAGAAAAGATAGAGGAAAGAACAAAGAATATTATAATGGCAATAGGAAAAGGTATAAAAGTAATGAATGGAAAGTATGGTCCTTATATAATATATAAAAAAAAGATATATAAGATACCGAAAGATTATATAAAAAATATCGAATCATTAACAAAAAATGACTTGATGAAAATCATCAAGATTGTGACGGCAAAAAAATAAATATAATTATAGTATATAATGGAAAAACGCGAAGAAAAAGAGGACTTTACACTTAAAATACCATCATTTGGAATATCTCCAATGGGAAATGTAGGATATAGTATTTTATCGTTAATAATTTCTGGATTATTATTATCGGGTGTAGTAAAGATGTATAGTATGTATGGATTGTTGGTATTGTTGGTGTTATCTGTTTTGGTATTTGTTATTATAACAAGTGCAACAGGCGATGGTGTAGCATTATCTTTACCATCTACTGCGTATCCCCTTCCTCCAAATCTTGGACATGATGGAGTCAGTCTGGAGGTTGAAAATAGTGCATAAAAATATATTAGATAATAAATATTTTTACTATATATCATATGGTAAAAATAGCGTCATAAAAATATTATCATATAATAAATAGTATAAATGCTAAGGTCGCTTATACGGGTGTTGGATTTAGGCGAAGAATATAAAAGAACCATCCGATTACACTATGGAATAAGTTTGCTTAGTATATATAATACTAATAATCTGGAAGTTAAATACATAGTAAAAGACCTAGTGAATGATATAGTAGAAGAAGCAATTACAAAAGTTGATCGCCCAATAACTTATATAAATATTCCGAGGGAAATATTTTTACGTTTTGGAAATTATTTGTATGATAAAGCGGTTAGAATAAATAAAGATAACAAAATAAATTTGAGCAAGAGTATAATAGAAAATTATTATCGGGTTGAATAATATATGAATTCGATAAAAGAAAGGGCAACAAAATTAAGATTATTAAACGGCAATAAAATAACAATAAAAAATATGTCAAACAAAGTCAATCAAAATTATACATTTGGGTGTATTATATTTTATTTATTTCAGGGGAATAATAAATTACGAGATGGGTTATTTAAAAGTGCTATTCGCCAGTTGGGCTATAAACAATTAGAACAACTTTTACCAGATTTAAAGAATAAGAATAAGAATAAAAAAAAAGCAATTACTCAAATTTCTAATAAAAAAAAAACAAATATATCATTAACAACTCGCCAATATAATGCATTAATAGTAAAATTAAATACTAGCACTGAATTAGCACAAAAAGTTTTCACATTGATGATGGAGAAGGAAGTTTTAACATCAAATAATATCCGTGGTGGTAATTCATACAAGGAGTTAATATTTGGTTTAAGTTGCGTTCCGGAATACATACGAATTATATTAGGTAATGGGGTGGTTAAATTTTTTAGTATAGATGATAATTTAGATCCGAATTATGGCCAGGTATTATTATCGGAGATATTAAAAAACATACAATTATCGTCACAAACAATAGGTAAAAATAAAACCGTAATTGTTAAAACAATGGGCAGAACATTAACAAAAACAGAAACGAATTATACTTTTTCAACAATACCTAAAAATACAACACAAACTGCAGTGTTTGTTAAAAAATCAAAGGAAGAAATTGAAGCGTTATTATTAAAACATGGATTAAATCTTTCTGTACAAAAACAAGAAATAAGTAATAAAAAATCAAATAAATTATGGACAGCAGTAATAACATTACAACATACACGGGGAAATTCAAAAGAAAAATATATAATGACAGTTAATTATTTATTGCAAAAAAAGAAAATAAAACCGATGAATATAAAAATACATGGTCCGTTTGGTGATGTAGTTATAGAGGGATCATGGGTTGTATCGGGAACATCATTTTATCATAAATTTCAAACATCAGTAAAATATACAGAATCATTACAACATGTTAATGCATTGATGGTTTCTGTGTTATTAATATTAGGTTTAATGAATATATCAGTTTAGCATTATATAATGAGAAAGTGTAACTATATCTGATTTATATGATTCATTTATCCATTCAATATACAATGGAATGGCAATAGCGGGTGGTGATTTTTTAGTCCATCTTTCTTTATTTGGTAAAATAAATAATTTTTATTCTATTGACACGATCACATGAATTTCTTGGCGGAATGCGCTTTAATACCGACTCAAATCGAACGGCATTTATTTTTGGAAATTCATGGATTATACAAATATGTTTTACATAAGGTCCTTTGCTTTTTGTATATTTTGCGCCTCCTTTTGATAAACCGCTATGTGCTCTGAGTCTTTTTGTTACATTATTAGAAGTACAACATATGTACATCCTTTATTTTCAATAATATAACATATCCATATAGATGATCACTATATTATTGTTTATATAATACTAAATAAATATCTATAATTTATAATATATATTATGGATAACAAATACACAAATATGCTTCAAAAGAAGATAAAGTCCAGAAATAAACCGGGTGATGTTTTATATAGGGAATCAAAATTAATAAGTAAAGAGATTAAGCGGTTAGAAAAAAATATGAAGGAAATGAGTAAAATAATTTATGATGATTTAAAAAAGTTAGATAAGAAGGATTCTGTATTTACATTAAATAATGATGGAGTATTAGATCATATAAATATACCCACAATTAATCAGAGTCCTAAATTCAAAACATTAGAGATATTAACAAAATATGCAAAAGTTAATATTAAATTAAATTTAATAAGCAAATTAAGTGAAAAAATTCAAATTTTTGATAATCTAAGCAATTGGTTAAATGGTGGTTATTCAAAATTTGTTATTAATGACGGTGATAGCATATATAAAATTATATTCGATGATGGCAAAGACTATCGGTTTGTCTCAGAAAAATATGATAAAGGTGATGGGAATTATCAAAAAGATCAAACTGGTGCTAATTTTACTGTTTTAAAAAACAAGAGACATTTAGAATTGGGGTTGGTATTATTGTCGATGTTGGTATCTATTAAAAATTTTAATATAACAAATAAAAATGAAAAAGATGCCAATAAGATAGCATCAAGAAATTTATTTAAATTATTCCAGTTAGGAAAAGTCAAGGCTCCAGTGTTGCATATAGAGTTAAAAAATTTCACAATAAATAATTCTGATGTAAAGTTATATGAAATAAATAAACAAACATTAGAATATTTTTTAGATGATTTAAATAATAATTCTGATAAGATGAAAAATAACAGCAACAATTTGAAAGAATACATTGGTGGCGAAAATATCGTTCAATTATTTACTCTGAATATTGAACAAATTTTAATTAAGGATGTTGAATATGGAATATTTGAAGTTAATAGCGAATCAAAATTTATTAAAAGTAAGAAAGAATATGTATCATATATCAGTAGATTATTAGTTAGGTTAAAACAGAGACAACAGATGTTAAAGAGCATTGAGTCATTGCCCAAATTATTCAAAGAAAGATTAAAGTTGGAAGGTGATTCATATGAACAGCAATTAGATATATATATAGATGAAATGAATGAATTTAAAAACGATAAAATAACAAAGCAGGTGGTCATAAAAAAGAATTCAAATTTGGTAATGAATGATTTGAAGGAAGATTTTGATATGATAGTCGAAAATATTAAAAATTATAATCAGATGAAAAAACGTGTACAGAATATTAATAAATATTTAAAAAGAAGTAAAAAAATGGTAACAGATAAAGATCTAGCCCAGGTTCAGGATGTGGTGGCTGGGATTGAGTATATTAAATATGATATCACATATTATGTATTATTAATGAAGAAAAAATTATATTTATTGAAAGCAAATAAAAAATATAAACCATTGGGGATTAAAGTATTAAAAATTAGTTCAAGGCTGGAAAGAATTATTCCTGTAGATATTAAAAATGTATTAAAAAAATATGCAAAATCGAATAGAAGTTTTAGTAATTTTTTGATAACCGATATATCACATTCATCCTTGACATCTGTTGTAAAGGGGAAAAAAAATAATAAGAATAATAATGGTGTATTAGATTTAAGGAAAAATAGGATTACAAATATTAATAATTTAAAATTAGTATCGGCATTTAATAATTTGAATAGTAATTTGAATAAAAATGTTAAATTATTAAATAATAACAATGGGAATAACAGCGAAACGGGAATGAAAAAGAATGCCCCTTTAACAATTCGAGGTAGAATGATTTTTATTCCATATGTAAGAACTGTTGGGGGATTCATAAAAGAGTATGGTTTATTAAATTTAAGTGATTTGTTTAATGGTGATATCAAGATGTATAATAAAGTTACGATGTCAACAATTAAGAGAGAATTATATGATCGGTCATATTTAATATTAAATGCGCATACATCAAAATTAAATGAGCCACTGAGATGGAAAATTTTAAATTTCGATAAAGTAAAAACTGCATTAACGTCAAAGAAACCTACATTAATTAAGAGAACAATATATCGTTTATTAACTAATAGTAAATTTTATACACAAAAAACAGAAACATGGGAATCTGGTGTAGATAATGTAAAAAGTGCAATAATAAAATTTTGTAAAGCGACAAGTTCACATTATGGAAGATGTGATTATGTGATGTCATTAGAGGATTTAGATTTATAAAAATATTATCATATATAAATATAATAATATGAACAATCAGAATTATATTCAAAGAGCAAGTAATGAATTTAAAAGGATAAATGGGTACATTAAAATTTATTATGAAAAAAAATTAGAATATGATAAGGCGAAGTTTAACTCTTCTAAAAGCGGGGGGTTATTTTATAAATTTAAACATGTGAAGGACAAGGAATTTTTAAAAAATATAATATCAAAAATAACAACTGAATTTAGAAAAGAATCATTAATGTTAGCGAAGGGCAATGCGGAGTTGGCAAAGATAATATCAATAGAAACTTTTTCTGATAATAGAAAAGCTTATATGTTGGTAGGTTCTACAGAGTTTAGTGTAGATTATAAGGTAGATTTATTTAATATTTATTATGATTTGGTATATATATTTAGAATTATAACAGACACAATATTAAATGATGATAAAACAGTAGGATCAGTTTATTTTTTTGATGATAAAACAATAGAATCACAGTATATTGATATATTAATACCAATAAATATGTATAGTGGTGATTCGGGTGATAAAATTAATGATTTTGAAATATTTAATAAATTATCTGTTGCATATTTATTAAAATGTTTTGAGCAGAGGAGGTTCGATTTAAAGCCATATTTATTCATAGATGATTATTTAAAATTACAAAGATTAAGTTTAAATAGGCATGGAATAAGTAAATTTAAAAAAATCAAAGAAAAACAAAAACGAGGAAGGGGCAATGGAAAAGGACGAGGGAAAAGGCGAAATAAAAAATATGGTGGTAATAATGATAAAAAAAGAGTATTTGAAAGCATTGTTCAAGAATACAATAAGAAAATTAAATTCGGGGCAACTAATCTTGATGAATTTATTAATAAAAGATTCAGGCAAATTATAGAAAATGCGTCAAGGGACAATAGGTTAATTGTGGAATGTGAGGGTGGTGGTGACGGTTTTTTAGTAAAACGGACTCCTGGTCATGATCAACTGCCAAATAATGCAGTGAATGAAATAAATGAGCATGTGTTGTGTTTAGATTTGGAAAGTGAAACTGCATTAACAGGGTTTAATTCTACCGCTATACTGGCACTCGCCCAACATGAAACATTACAATCACGTGCATTAAATAATGTAGGTAAAATAAAATCTGTAATAATAAGAATAAAAGATAATAAAGACGAATATGGATACAATAGTGATAATTCTGGTAGTTATAAGATCAAAATGTCAAATATAAAAGGAATATTAATGGGAAGGGTTAATGAGGATATTGCATCATGGAAGGGACAAAAACAAAAAAGAAATATCAATAGAACAAAAATTGGTAACGCTAATTATGATCTGAGCAAATATTATTATGAGGTCAATAATAAAATAGATAAAATAGGATTGATTTCCGAGGATGTGTTAAAAGATTTAATATTATTAAAAATTGCATTTAAAAAAGGTTTAATATCATATCAATCTGTTATGGATAATGTGGACAACGAATATTCCGAGCAAATAAAACATAAGAACAAATTTGGAGAATATAGGACTCAGTTTTTGGCCGGATTAATGAGTATGTTTAAACACCGCTCAGAATATTTAGAAAAGAAAATAAAATATTTTGCAAGTTCATTCGGTTATAGTGAATTTGATATAATAGGTTCAGTAATTGATAATGTCAATAGGAAAAAAAATAATATAATGAAGTTACAAGCATTAGTAGATAAAATAGATAAAAAAATGTATAAATATAACGATTATATGAATAAAAAAAAATGTTATAAGTGGGAACTAAAGAGAAGGGATGTCTTAAAAATAATAAAAAAATTAGAGAATAGCTAATCATAATAAGAAACATGAAACATGTCTGGATTTTTCATTCTATAAAGAAGTGATTCACTGAATGAACGTGTAAAAGAATTGTTAGAAAAACTATCAACAGGTGTATCAATTATTTTGATGTGATTATTATTGCTAGGAGAGAAACATACATTATTTTCATAATGTTTGTTTGGTTGTGGAATATCAATGGGCGCCGAGTTAGTATGTTGTTCATTTTCATAAATAAATGAGTGTTGATAGAATTTTTTCCAATTAATTCTTTTTTTAGGATTTTTGACTAGTAATTTTTTTAGGATGTTTTTGCAGTTGTAAGAAATATCAAAATTATTGGGAATTGATACATGTTTAGAGTCAATTTTAATTAGTAATTCGTGGTGATTATTAGCAGTATATGGTGTTTTGTTAAAAAGCATTTGAAATAGAACAACGCCCGCACTCCATAGGTCAATTTTATTATCATATTTTTTATATTTCATAATTTCTGGTGCCATGTATAATGGACTTCCGCAAAGTGTTTCAAATGTTTCATTATCTTTAAATTCTATAGCAAATCCAAAATCTGAAATTTTGATATTTTCATATTTATCAATAAGAATATTTTCTGGTTTGATATCTCTGTGAATAATTTTTATTTTTTGTAAGTATTTAAGTCCGGAGGCAAGTTGTTTAAAATAATGTTGTGCTTTTTTTTCTTCAATATTCCCATATTTTGTAATATATTTATGTAGATTCATTATACATAGTTCTAAAACGATAAAATAAAAATCATCATTTTCAAAATTATCGAGCATATTGCATATATTTGGATGGTGTAATTTGTTAAGCATATCTATTTCATGTTTAATATTTTTTTTATTATTTTTAGATATTTTTTTAATGGCAACATTTTCTTTGTTAAATTTATCGCTTCCCTTATAAACGGTTGAATAATTTCCTTTACCAAGTATATCTTTTTCAATAATATATTTATTATTCATATATAATATTATTACATTTTATCTTGTTGAACTCAAACTTGATAATTTTGTATTAACACAAAAGAAAAAGCATGGATGTGAATAATCGAAATAATCATATTTTCTGTCGGCAATAAGTGGGTTGGTTATTTTTTTGCCGGATGCATCAATATTTTTGACAGAAGTTCTACCTGGTTTATGAGACCAAAACCCGTTTGAGTCTTGTCTATAAAAATGATAATCTTTATCGTTCATATTATATTCATCTTTTGCTAGAGCAAGAAATGCTTTTGAAAATCCTGCCTTGCATTTAGTTTTAAAATCTGTAATATATAACCCTGGGATATCTTTTTTTAATCTTTTACGAAATGTTGCACAAGAATAGTCTGTATTTCTTAGTGGCGGGAAGTTAGAAAAATAACCTGGTTGTGATTTATCACCACGGTTAGGTGCGAGTTTATTGATAGCATATGCGTAGCAGTTATGATTTTCTTTAATATTTTTTTTTAAGTTCCATTTATCTGGTTCATATTTAGGTTCAAACCCTGATTTCGAAGATAGCAAGTCGACATTATTAGAAGATGTTATAAAATTATTAGAAACATCAATAGTTTCTTTTAATACAATGATATAGGGTGATTTTGTTTGTTTGTTATTTTGTTTATTTCTCATATATTATAATGCAATTTATTTAATAATTTACAAAAAAAATGATTTAAAATAATTATAAAATATATATTTATACATTAGATATGAAAAAGATAAATCTTATAAAACCCGAACAATATGTATCGGTAAAACTAATTAAAAAGGATCAAGAGCAAGTGGAAAAAGCAGTTAACATTGGTGTTGATAAAATATTGGTAATGTTAAAGAGCGAATTTACAAAAGTAAATAAAAAATACGATACAATATTGGGAAAGATGGAACAAAATGACAATGACATCGGAAATGTCAATAAAAAAATAGAAATATTATTTAAAAAAATGAACAGGGTAAGCGGTGGCATTCCGAATACAAATAGTCATGATATTAAAAATATAGTAAAAGAGAAGTTATTGTTAGATAAAGAAATAGTTATAAAATATTTAGGAAAGCACAGCATAATTAGCGATGTTTATTTGATCAAGATGATATATATGAGGAAAGGTATGGAATCAATAAATTATATAAGTGAAAGAAAATTAGAATATTGGAAAGCGGGAAGGTGGTTATTAGATAGAGATGGGTTGTATATCAGGGAAGTGCTTGCAGATAATTTAAAAAGGTTATATACAGGTGTTAATTATATGGGTAATTTCAGTAATTTAAATATTTTCATGTTAAATCAGAAGCATATTATAAATATAGGAACTGATAAATATAAAAAGAAATTTATAAAAGAGTTAAAACGCCATTTGATATAAAATCATCGTTTTTTTTTAATTGAATTAACAAGAACAAGGGGTTGAATGTGACCGCCTTGATAGCAATCAAACATTTGCTTATCTGGTTTTTTTATTTGTTTTTCAGTATCTATTTGTCGTAGCAATTGGCAAATCTTAAAATCTAACACTGCATTGCATGTTGTTAATTGTTTAACAAATTGCGTTAGCGCAGTAATATTATGTTTAGTATCAGTTTCATTAATTGATGCTTTTTCGCTCATATCTTTATATGTAGTCATTTGTAATAAATCAAGATGAGTACATTTTATAAAAAATATCATTTTTTTTAAACCGATGAAGTTTTAAAATGGGACAAAAACAACTTAAAGAAATAAAAACATACTAATATGTAAAACAAAGATATTTAGAATGGTCAGTTTTGCTGGATGCAGTAAGTATGGTATGAGGATAAATCATCCTATCCAATGATTCCATATACATTCTTCGTGTTGTATTTTTGATTAGGGTTTAAGATGTCTAAAACATTTCTAGATGTTAATCGGTAAGGAAATACAACCTTTAGCAAACGAAGCAGTAAAACGACTGCTGTCAGTGGCGTACCCTTGCGGGATGACGACGGGGAGTTGCTAACCCATTTGTTTTCTTAGGAGAACAAATCCACACAACCAAAATTTACATAATCCAGAAAAGGATAAACTTTGTTGATTTTTTTGAGTGCTTTAGCGTTCATTTTAAATCTTCATCGGTGTAAATCTGGATCGAAAGCGGTATCAGATTTATTTATTTATTTATAATTTATGGAATTTATTTATGTACTTTCGGTGAATTCTTCAACCTCTGTTTCCTTGCTTCCATCATTTACAATAGATAAAAAATCATTATCTTTTTGGTCATACCAACTAATTCTGATTGATTTTTTTCTATTGGGCGATTCTCTCCAAGAATAGATTGAAAATCCAAATCCAAGATGTTTAAATTCTTTTTCCAAAATATCTTTAAGACATTCGCCCATAACATTTTGTTCGTGGTCAGTTGGTTTTCTAAAAAGAATATCGCTAATTCTAACATGGTTAAAACAGTATTTTTTATTTTTTCTATCTTTTACGAATTCCCAACTGTATATATCGGTGTGGTACGAGCCGGATGAAGCTGCTTTTTGAATTTTTTCTAAATAATTTTTAGTAATTTCGCTTTTTGCCATTTCCGCAGCAATCATGTAGCGATTTTTGTTGCGTTCATCACGAATTGTTTTAGTCAAAGCCCGAATGTCTTTGATGTTTACTGAATCTTTTAATGTAGTCATTATGTGTTTATTTATAGATGCATCATAAATTAATAAAAATCATTTTTTATTGTAAAAAAAAATGAATTATAAAATAATAAACACACATTAAATATGTCATAATATGGCTTGTGTAACAAAACAAATAGGAACAGTAGATAAGTCTATGATTTTAAGACTCGAACTGTTAGAAAAACAGGTAAAGAATCTTACGGAGCAATTTACAATTTTAACGAAGGGCAAGAAGCGTGGTCCAAAACCAAAGGTAAGTACGGTAATATTAGATATTGTCTATATCGGCGATGATAAGTACAAGATAAAGACAGACAAAACAAATGAGATGGTTATTGTGTTATCAGAGTTAATGCTCACTAATATTATCGATCATTTAAAAGAAAATTCATTGTATGAATTAAAGAATTTTATTACAGCTACGTAGATGTAATTATGAAAGTAATAATGTTATTATTTTCATTTATAACAATTGTTCGGTGATCAGGTGATTGCATAATATGCAAATAATCATTATAAACATTTTAGATAATAGAGGAAGGGTAATCCGCTGTCTCTAAATCTTGGATCATAGATAAGGGTAATCCGCTATTTTACAAACCATTCTATTTTAAGTAGTTAGTCTACAAATAAATATATGTTATTGTCTCTAAGTATAAAACTAAAAAATATATATTATAGTTATAATGAAATTAACTCCCGAAGAGATATTTGAGGAATTAAAGGGTTTTTGTATAATAAAATACAAGAAAGACATAAAAGAGTTACCCCAATGGACGGATATAAAATATATTGATAAATGCAAGCAAGAATATAGAAGAGGGGGGTATTTATTTTCAAAAAACTTAAAATTAAATTATATTGTGCTACAAGGAAAACAGTTAAAATATGGTAAACCAGTAAGGTGGTCTGTTCAGATTAAAAATGCGGTAATATTTTATAAAAAGCAGACTTGATAGTAAAAAAAATGATACAGTATTTTGTATATTTGTATTTTGGTTGGGGTTATATGACAGAAATTAAAAAAGATCAATCATCCTCTGGCGGATATTCGCCTAGGAGTTTAGATATGAGGCGCAGGTGGACGCCTGCACAGACGTTTGGTGCACTCATTCGGGGGATCGAGTTGGATGCGAACAAAACCACATGTGAAGAGAAAAAAGTCCAGTTAGGAAGATGGTACATTTTCCTGACGGTGCTGCACACCTTGTCCCTTCCAGCATTCATTGGGCACAGCCCTTTGCTGTTGCATGGATCAATGGGTGTCGTGTGGTGGGCAGTGGTGATAGAACCGCTTGATATTGCGGATATTCGCCAGTTGTTATTGATGCTCGATCCTGGGGATCTGGATTTGTACTGGCTCGAAAATTATTCATCGTGGCTTCACTATAAGTTGTTGCTGAACATTCACAGTGGTGGTTGTTTGAAATGGATTAGCAATGAAAGTCGTCCATCCAATAGATATGGTGGCATTCCTCTTCCTTACGGGTGGAAATTGTTTTGTGAGGAGATTTCATTTGCAAGTGGCAAGCATGAAATAGCAAGGTCTGTTTTCGATCGATCCATGCATATACCAAAGGTGTTTTGTGGCGCAAGTGCGAAAATTGACATAAAGATGCGTGAAAGCGCTTGCTGCATGGCGAATGCAGCCATGCGTGTCCAGATGAGCAGACCCATAACATGCATTGGTGATGAATTACCTGTGCAGGCAATGGCATTGATTCGTCGAAAATTGCCGACGCTGCGCGAGATAGAGGGATATGCGTTTTGCGGCACACATTTCGTGCCGCCTATTTTTCTTCAAACGAGTAATCAGATCCCGCCACTGATTGGTGATAAAGGCATGTGCAAAAATCTTGATGACACCCTATCAAAATATATTGGAGCAGCCAAGCATGGTGCTTTGATGGAGACAAGGGGGGTGACGAAGGAGGAGGTTATTCCGAATGAAATGCGATTGGCAACGCGTGATTTTGTGCGTTACATTCAAAAAAGCCTCATGCGCGGCGTAATGCCCGTGCAACACATTCAGGGCTTAGGCATTCCTCTTTGGGCACTGTCCCATGATGGAACTCCCCGCCTTTTTGGGTTAATGGCCATGTGGTATGTTGGACTGCTCAGACGAATAAGAGACATGAGGCGCAAGATGCGTATAGTTGATCCCCCCCAGGAAAGCAGTACACGGAGGCGCTTGTGGACAGCGGTTAATGATTTGGAATCGGAGGTGGTTAATCTTCCGATCATCAAGAAGTTCGGCCTGCGTAGATTAGTAGATCTTAACGACTACGACGACGATATCGATGCTGTTGACGTCTATTTTCGCACAGTCGACTCTCTAGGAAAGAGGGTATTTGACTGGTACATGGCTTCGACTTCTTTTCGTAAGACAGATGGGGGTTACAGTGTGTATGATGTCATTGAGATGGAGGAATACCGTGATCCAGAAAGGTATGTTATATTTGGGACGTGCCAGCATCCTATGTCAGCATGCGAGGTAAAAGCGAACCTGTCGACGTACATTAGGGCAATTAAATTGGGTGTTGGAATGATATACACTGGGCCCGCTCTACGGACTGCACACAACAAGTGTTCATCCTGTCGCACACCAGTTGCGAACGCATTCGGTGCGGCCAGATGCATTCGGCTCGCCGGGTCGCTCCAGGGCGGCAGCAGTGAGGCTATTTGCAAGAGAATGATTGATAAAGATGATGCTTGCATAATGCCGTTATTTGGATATGCACTGCTGGTGTTACCTGGTCTCGTGTGTATGGATCTCAATGTGAAACGGCATATGCAAGCAATGCGGAAGAACCGTGTAGAAAAGATGGAGCGGGCATGTAGAGCCTCGGCCATGAGAGTGGTTGTGAGAGAAAAGCCCAAAAGGAAGAAGCACCACAAAAAATCTTCTGCTCAAACGAGCGATTGCGACGACATCCGCCGCGATTGCGACGACATCCGCCGCGATGAGGAACCTCGTGTACTGTCTTACATATTGGTCGGCGGTGTCGAGTGTCCCACAGAGGAGGTCAAGAACGGTGGTGATTAGATTATCTGAAAGACTTTATAAAAATAATAATATAAAATCATTTTATAAAAATATACTTAAAGATAATCTATAATATATATGTAAGTCAACATGGCCGAGTTGGTCTAAGGCGCGACACTTAAGTTGTCGTATCTTCGGATGCGTGGGTGATCGGCTGCAACTCTAAAACCTTATAAAACCTTATATCATGTAACCTGTTTTTTTTAAAATTTCTGTTTTATTCATTGCTAGATCAGTTTTATAGGAACGCAGCCCATATATTTTCGAACTAAATACCATTATTATTTCAATTAAATCATTCACAACCTCCTCTTCGGGGCTTTTGTTCTCATCATATATAATTTTTATTTCTGTTTTTGAGTATGTTTCTAATATATTTTTAATTAAATTATACTTAAAAAATATATCATAATTATACTTATGACATGAAATTTAAACCATTTAATATCAAACCAGATTTTATTAAAAAATATTGGTTTCCGGATTCGAATTTTAAAATGAAAAAATACAAAACAAATAGTTGGTTTTCAAATTTAAAATATGAAATTGAACCTGTGAAATTCAAAATTAAAAATAAAAATAAAAATCCAATAAAAATTAAAATAACACATAATGCAGAATTAATTATTATCTATCCAACAATAAAACAAAAAAATATAATTTTAAAATGGCTGGATGCTTATAGATGCGTATATAATATAGGAATTTATTTTACAAGAACTAAAAAATCACCTTATAATTTTTATAAATTAAGAAAAAAAACCAATTCTTATATTAAAAATAATAAATTTATTATGGAAAGTAATATCCCAGTTCATATTAGAGATCAGGCACTCAATGATGTTTGCAAAGCATATAAATCAGCACTTGAAAATTTTACACCGATGAAGATTTAAAATGAACGTTTTTTATTATATCTAATATTATAATAAAATGC